AGAATGGTCCCCTAAAAATAAAAATGGATTACTCTCTTACTACCATGACTTTCAAGATGTAGATATGAGTAAGGGAGAATGGTACGTGCTTGCTAGAACTCGTTACATGTTAAATGAATTAGAAAATGTTTTATATTCTAAAGGATTATATTATGAAAATAAATTCAAAAAAGATTATGAAAAAGATTTGCATGAAGCTATCATTGATTGGGAAAAATGGCGTAAAAACAATGACTTAAAGCATGATCAAATAAAAAGGGTGTCTTCTTATATGTCTCCTGATCATTATGCAAAAGAAAATCTTCAATATCTTAATAAAGATAAACCTTACAACATGACAGAAGTTTATAACAATCATGGGTTAAAAACTAAAGCTGTATGGTATGAAGCTTTTGATTCTGCTCCACAAAAACAAGTTAAATATATCAGAAAGATGAGAGCTAATGGTGAGCAACTTAATAAAGAACCACGCATTTTATTATCAACGATTCATGGTGTCAAGGGTGGTGAAAAAGAAAATGTAGTTCTTCTTACAGATTTAAGTAACAATACTCAAAAAAATATGGATCGTTTTCCCGACGATGAGAATCGTTTGTTCTATGTCGGTGCAACACGGACCAAGGACCATTTACATATAATCAGACCAAAAGATATTTATAAATCATTTAGATTATGAGTGTTTATAAAAAACAAATTGGAGGATCTCACTATAAAGACATGAAGATTCAACCCAGTGAATTTATTAATAAAAACAAATTGCTGTTTGCCGAAGGAAATGCTATTAAATATATTTGCAGACACGCAGCTAAAGGAGAAGTACAAGATTTGGAGAAAGCAAAACATTACATTGATATGATTATTGAAAGAGATTATTCTTAATGCAAACCCCCTTATTTATGCCACCAACAGAATGGCTACCCCCAGAAGAATTTCCTGATTTAACTCAAGCATGTGAAATAGCAATCGATTTAGAAACTAAAGATCCAAATTTAAATATAAGAATGGGATCAGGTTCAGTAGTAGGAGTTGGTGAAGTCGTAGGAATATCCGTAGCTACAGAAAATTTCTGTGCCTATTATCCTATTGCTCATGAAGGTGGAGGGAATCTGGACCGTCAGATGGTTTTAAAATGGCTTAAAGATGTTTTAAATACACCAGCAGATAAAATTTTTCATAACGCCATGTATGATGTTTGTTGGTTACAATCTCTAGGTTTAAAGATTAATGGAAGAATTATAGATACCATGATTGCAGCAGGACTGGTTAATGAAAATAGATTACGTTATGACTTGAATGGAATATGTAGAGATTATATTGGAAAAGGAAAAGATGAAGCAGCTTTATATGAAGCTGCAAAAAGTTGGGGAGTAGACCCTAAAGCCGAAATGTATAGACTTCCAGCAATGTATGTTGGGACATATGCGGAACGCGACGCTCAACTCACTCTGGAGTTATGGCAAGTACTTAAGAAAGAAATTTTGACCCAAGATATTGAATCTATTTTCAAAATGGAAATGGAATTATTTCCTTGTCTTGTGGACATGAGGTTTCTAGGTGTACGTGTAAATCAAGAACAAGCTGCGATCGAAAAGAAAACATTAATAGAACAAGAAAGAAAAATGCTAGGTGAAGTGTATGTGGAAACCAAAATTGAAGTTCAGATCTGGGCTGCCAGATCCATTGCTAAAGTATTTGATAAGCTGGGATTACCTTATGAGCGCACAGTTAAAACTGAAGCTCCAAGTTTTACCAAGAATTTTTTAGCGAATCATCCTCACCATGTTGTGAAGTGTATTGCCAAAGCTAGAGAAATTAATAAAGCTCACACAACTTTTATAGATACCATCCTTAAACATAGCCAAAAAGGTAGGATTCATGCGGAAATTAACCAACTTCGGTCCGAAGGTGGAGGAACCGTGACGGGCAGATTCTCGATGAATAATCCAAATTTACAGCAGGTTCCAGCAAGAAATAAGGAACTTGGACCACGGATCAGATCATTATTTATTCCTGAAGAAAAATGTAAATGGGGTTGTTTTGACTACAATCAACAAGAGCCAAGACTCGTCGTACACTATGCATCCGAACTAAATTTATATGGAGTGGATGAAGTGGTTCAGTCTTACAAAAATGAAGATGCAGACTTTCATAAAATTGTTGCGGATATGGCTAATATTCCCAGACTTCAGGCGAAAACAATTAACTTAGGATTATTTTATGGGATGGGAAAAAATAAACTACAGGCTGAATTAGGGGTAAGTAAACTAAAAGCCGAAGAACTATTTAAAACGTATCATGACAAAGTTCCATTTGTAAAACAACTTATGGATGCAACAATGAAGCGTGCTCAGGATTCAGGAAAAATTAGAACATTACTTGGAAGACTTTGTAGATTTCATTTGTGGGAACCCAATCAGTTCGGAATTCATAAAGCATTACCACACGATCAAGCAATCTTGGAACACGGACCAGGGATCAGAAGAGCTTTTACTTATAAAGCATTAAACAAATTAATACAGGGATCAGCAGCCGATATGACTAAAAAAGCAATGATTGATCTACATAAAGAAGGAATTATACCTCATATACAAGTACATGATGAGTTGGATATTTCCGTAAAAGATGATAAAGAGGCTAAACAAATAGTACAAATAATGGAATCTTCGGTTGCACTAGAAGTACCTAATAAAGTAGACTACGAATCTGGTGACAATTGGGGTAATATAAATTAGGAGGAACTATGGAAAAAGTAAAACAAGTTTGGACATGGGCAAAAGCTCATCCACAGACATCTATCATTGCAGTGATAGTAGTCGTTGCTATTTATTTTCTAGTAAACTAGGGCCATATGAGAGATGGCTTATCTGAATGTAAACATTCCTGTAACTTATGCACAGATCAGGAGAGAATATCTCTATGACCTTAAAGACCACCATGGAGAGGTGGAGGATTGTATTATATTTGGGTTGGCATCGATTACGGGACGTCCTATACTCTTTCACGCTATTATGGAAAATGGTGCGGTCTTTTACCGTCTCCCTATATCAGCATTCATTCAAAGAGGATTTAGAGTCGATCAAGTTCCTGGATGTAGACTTGATGAGCTGGAGCTATGGAATTGCTTTAGTTACTATCCTAGCGTTACTTCTTTTGATATCCTGGACGCCCAGTCTGGGAAATATATAGGAAAAGATAAAAAATGGTATCCAGGTGCTTATCTCTTTACTGTTGACTGGGCACATCCAGAGAGTAATATAATAGATACAGATCACTCGGAAATTCCGCACGAACATAAGTGCGCACATATATTGGCATTAGACAATGGCAATTATGCAGCTCAACCAAATAATAGAATTATATGGAGTATTCCTTCATTTACTGTTAAGGATAAAGTTCCTTACGATTGGAAGGTCCAGACTTCCGAATGGAATGTTGAAGATGATCGTCAATGGAAAACAGAAGATTCTGATAGATTCTTCTATAATATTGAGGAGAAGAAGGATGATTAAAAAATGGTGGAAAAAAGTTATGGATTGGTTTTTTAAGGATTTTTATGGAACAAAATAAGTGTAAGCATTGTAACTGTGGATGTCACTGCAATGTTAAAGAACACGGTGATATGTATGGTTTATGTTCTTGTTTAACATGCGAACATGACATGGAGGAGTGTGAAGCGTGCCAATAGATCCAAAAAAATGTTGTGGTATGCACTCCAAAGAAAAAGAAAACTCTGGAGAATGTTGTCAGCTAAACGAAAAAGACGACTCAGAACAAGCAACATATGAAAACGAAGTAAATAAGGAGAATCATGAATAAACTATTCATGGTCCTGGCTTTATTATTTGCTCTGAGCGCCTGCTCGGTAGGCAAAAAATGTACCTATACACAAGAAGGAACTAAAATATCTTCTTGGATTTGGTTTACAAAAGATATGCCAGCGGACTTAGACAAAAACAATTGTAATTAGGAGATTAAATGAGGTCTCAAGATGAGATTGTCGAAGATATCAAATACGTACTGGAGGAAAAGGTTGCTCCTTCTGTTGCGCAGCATAATGGTGCTATTAATTTTATCAGTTTTAATGATGGTGTTGCTAAGTTAAAACTATCAGGTAGCTGTAGCGGATGTGCAATGTCTAAGATTACCTTACACAGAGGTGTTGAAGACATGTTAAAACACTATGTTCCTGAAGTCCAAGCTATCATTGGAAAAGATGACGAAGAAGCAGCAGGACAGGGTTACGAACCTTACATACCTAGAGATAAAGAACCCGACTGGAAAAAATTAGTGAGAGAGTAATGGCACTAAAGATTTCAGACGAAGCAAAAGTTCAAATGCCGATGAAGACAGTTGCGTCTCTCATCGCGATGGTTGCAATTGGAACATGGGCTTTCTTTGGTATACAAGAAAAATTAAACAGACAATCAACCCAACTTAAAATTATGGAGAAGGATCTCGTAGAAAACACGGAGTTTAGAATAAAATGGCCTCGTGGGCTTCTCGGATCCTTACCCCGCTGACTCGGAACAATTCATGCTTATTGAAGAATTATATAAACAGACCGATCGACAACAACAAAGAATTGACGGTATGTTGCACAATGCAGTTAACATAGAAGCTTTGGAAAAAGCTGTTAATAAGCTACAATCAGATGTAGAAAAATTAAAGGATAAACAAAGATCCTTTAGTAATGGGGAATAATTATGGAAGAAGTAATCATATGCGTAGCACTTTGTCTCTTCATGAATGGAGAGCTGGTTGAACACACATACCAAAAATCCATGTCAGACTGCCTAAAAGCGAAGAGGGTTGCCGAGAGGACCATCCAGCCCGAGCGCGTCCAATTTAAATGCGGCAATAATATTAAGGCAAGAGTAGAATACATAGAAGAAAAAGGGGAAACTCAAGGCCGTGTACGTATTGTAGAAGTTCTGGATCATGGATATGAGAGCGATAGTTATGAAGCGGAATCAAGATACTAATGATAAAAGAACTAAAAACCCTATTGCGAAAGTACTTCGGTACTTCAAGCCCCAAACCTACCGCAACAAAAAAGCCTACACCCGCAAAGGCCGTAACGCCTCACGAGAAAATAAACTCCTTAGTAGAGGAGATTAGTAAGGATATGTTTGGGGTTCGAGTCCGAGTTG